ATTACAGAGCAACATGAACGGAGCGGAAACCGTTGAAACCGACAAAACCGTGGAACAGGTTAATGTTACCGAGGGAGGAAAAACAAGTTTCGAGCTGCATAAAGCCGAAACCACTGTAAGAAAAATTCCTACCCATATGACCGTGGGGACGGCAAATACCCCCATACCGGATGATTTTAAGCCGTACATCCAAGTTAGCGGAAAAAGGGCGCACTATAAGACAATCATGGAAAGTCACGTACTTTTGGCTATGAGTGATCCAAACATGAAGGAATTTCCTGACGACTGGAGCGATCCTCTGTATAATGCAGACGACGTTGTCAGTATAGTCGATATGAATGTTCCAATGGACATGGACATCTCAAACGCTCAAGTGGTGAGAGATACACTTAGGGTTGCAATCCTTATCCGCGAGTCTCTTAAATCAAGAGATCAGCTTTGGAGATACGTGCATATTAGAATCAAATCGTTATGCAATTACATCTTAACTGAGTCTCGCAAGATGTTAAGTCAGGATAGACAAATCCGACTTATTGTTGCTATGCTTATAGTTAGGGGAATAGATTACACCTATCCTGAAACAGACATTTTATACTCAGAATTCACATTCCAGAGTATTGAAGCTGAAACAGGAAGGCATGGAATCCTCAAGCTAAAGGGTAGCAATCAAGGCGAGCTTGATGATAAATTCTATCACATTCTTACCCAAAATGCGAAAGAGGCGGAGGAAGACGCAGAAATTGCAGAAATGGAATTTGAGCGTCGGCCAAACCGACTCATTGCTTTTACGGAAGATGTTGTCAATAAGATAATGTCATTATCTGTGTTGTTGGATTTTGCATTGGTCATTGGTCTTATCGGAGCGCTTATCACGTGCATCTATACTTTAAAGAAGTTGTACAAGAAGGCTAATCCCGAAAAACTTGATCCAAAAATGTACCCTTTGGGGAATAAATACAGGCCACAGCCGATCAACGAATCGTTGAGGGACGATATATGGCTCACAGTATCAGAAACTAGGCATAACCATTACGGTAGTTTACTCGGACAATGTGTTAAAACTATTTTAGTTTTTACATCAACATCCTTGTGTCTATTGTTAGGGTCACCTGCTATAGTTGGAATGATACCGGTCATAATCGCCACTATTGATTTAGTTGCATTGGTTGTGGGCGTGGTTGTTTACGCGAAGGGATCCAAGATCAAAGATATGACATCGGCAATGTCAGCAATTGACATAGAGGATATCATCAAGGAGGTAACACCACAAGATAATGAACCCACAAGGTGGGCAAAACAACATCTGTGCGTGAAGTGCGGAAAGCACTACTCCAACAACGACTCACTTATAAAGTGGAAGGACAATTCTCTACATATAAAGTGCGATTTTGATAATGTTGATCCAGTTTATGGAAGAATTGAACCAACCGTTGCGAACCTAAACCTGTTAGAAGTCCATGCTCAACGCGTGGACGTAACAGCGTTGAATATCGACTTAACAGAAGATATGGACGCATTGGTGGAGAGATATCCATTTATTGAGATTAAAAATTCAAGAAACCGCATGAAGAATATGCAAGAGTCTATTGAAAAGCGCCATGGCAACATTGGATCCCGTATATCGAGGAACACATTAGCAGTAAAGCGCATTTTTCACGATTTGAAGGCAAACATTAAAAAGATATGGGACCAAATGGATGGTAGAAGGAAACTTCTCGTCTTAGTAGGAGCACCAGTTTTGGTTGTATTGGCTTTAATTGCGATTGTAAGTGCGACAATTTATTACTTTTACGTTACTAAGAAATTGGAAACAAAGTGGCTTAAGCGACTGAGTAAAATACGTAGAAACGAAGGCAAAGGGAAAAACAAGAAGAGGAAAAAGGGAGGCAAGAATAAGACTCGTGTCACCCTAGTAAGAGCAACTTTAGGCCAAGGTGTTTCTGGTATGGATCCGTCCATAATAAAGAGAGCCAAAAAAGCAGGTAGAATGGTCGTTGGATTATACTATAACAAAATTAATGATTGTTGGTATGATGCAGATGGATACGTTGTCCTAGACGGAGACGACATGATGGCAAGAGAGTTGGATGACCATGGTTATAATGATCTAGATCTAGATTATGGAGAATGGGAGGATGATGTTTATGGAGAAGACGAAGCTCTTACTATAGCTAGTACTATTGTTGTGCCAGACGCAGCAGTAGCACAAATGGCTAAGGAAGACAACGTACATGTCGTTAATTCGATAGTTCTTATGGACACCAAACCAACCGTTACTCAAGAATCAGGAGAGGACAAAACAAATTATGGCGCTGACATTGTTAGCATGAATAAGATCATCAAGGACAGGAAAATAGATGGTAAGGTTGATGTACCCCAGACATTGACAGGTGTTGCAAAACAAGAGTTTGTGTATAAAGCACTGTCTAAACTTTTGGGGTCACACGGCGTAGAATATAAGCCGGTTACCGCTAGAAAGAAGAAAGAGAAAAAAGATGTGAAGCCAATCACATCGATGATTACAAAGGAGGCAAAGCACATCAAGAGCGAACTCAACAAAGGAGTAAAGAAGGCTAGGAAAGATGTGGCTGACGCGGCCCAAAAGGTCGTGGACACAATTGCACCCAGTAATGAATCACTCATTTCAGGTTTCACCTGTGCAACATCTCGAGATAACGTTATTATAATTCGACAAGGTCAAGATATCAAGATGGCATCCAAGGTTGGTGATTACATAGTAACATGCGACCATGGACCATACGCGAAATCCCCTGTTGGTACAGAGGTCACTATGATTTTGTACAAGAAATGTTATAATTTGGACAGCGATGCCATTGCAGGAACAGCTAAGATCATTTATAAGGATCCAGCTGTTGACATTATGGTTATCGACTGTCCCAAAGAATGGCAGATCGCGAGCAAGAGATATGGTATAATCACCAGAGGTGATATACACGAACCTTTAGCAATATTAGCTTATAACGATAGGCAGTTTGAGGTTGAGAAGGGATTTCTTCTCGGATTTGAAAAATTCGAGATGCAGTACGATATCAATACTTATGGCGGCACTAGCGGATCAGCAGTATACAACAGGCACAACCACGTAATTGGTGTGCATACGGGAACTCATGACGATAAGAAGAATCGTGGTACGTTTTTCACCGAAGAAATGCTCACCCATTTCCGGCGAAAAAACTCGATCCCCCCCCCTCCGCAAGGAGTATAAATGGGGGGTGGGCGCGTCGTTTGGATCAATCTCCCCAGATCCCGACAATAACGCCACCTATTTTTAATGGGGAGACTGTTACTTCACTTGGTTTTACAAGGGCTTATAAGAAAGAATTTTTAAGTAAGCGCACTTGCATGGTGGAAAGACTGGATCCAGTGTTCAAAAAATACAATTTTGATGAGGGTGTACAAATTAAGTTAGATACGGAGTACACATATTGTGTTGGAGACGCTGATGCGGTATATAATCAGATGAAATTGGCTGATCAGCCATTAAAACAAATTGAAGCTGAAGACCACAACTTGCTCATGAGGGCAGCAGATTTATTGGAGGAATTACTCACATCGTGGGGCCTCGAAGCAACAATAATTGCACCTGATGAGATTGACATTAACAGAGCTGCCTCTGCCGGTTACTCGTACCCCAATGTGAAGAAGGGTACTTGGATCGACAATGGTGGCATGAACAAATTACCTCTTTTCATGGAGGAATATTCTAAGGGGGGAACACCCCTTTGGACTGTGTGTGCGAAGAGTGAATATCTTAAAAGGACTAAGGTCCAAGCTAAGAATTTACGAACGTTCATTTTTCCTACTGTTGAGGAGTATATTGTTCAAGCTATGTTTAGCACTGATTTTAATGATCAATTAGTAAACAAGTCAGATGGTTGGGTTGGTTTGGGTACAACATTCCAGTATGGTGGATATGGCAGGCTATTCAGACGCTTGTCACGATTCCCCAATTACTTTAAGGGTGATTGTACAAAATATGACAAATTAATTCCAGCATCAATTTTGTCATTGATTGGCAAGATCAGATTCAAGTTCATGTGTAATAGAGATCAACAGCCTCGTTTCTCGCAGAAATGTGCCGAGTGGATGAAAG